ACACACGTATCGAGTGCAGTCAGGATACCACTGGCAATAAAGGCCAGCCTGGCTACCTCCTTATTATCTACTTTATCCATCTAATCACCTGATGAATGACACCAAGACCAGAAACGAATAAGCATACGTCCTGCTATATCCCGGTAACAAACCTCAGCAGGGCGTACATAATGCCGCCGCTTGCCAATCCACTCCCAACACATGCACCAACTAAAAGCATCTTGCTGGCAAGTATTACTTTACCGTGCGGACAACTGGCTATATGTTCCGCCAAAACCTCTTTGACTATCTCTCTGGCAATTTCCTTGCACTCCGCTTTATCTCCGTCATTCAGTGCCATCTTTGCGACCCTTAAAAAATCCGTTGTCATCACAAATTAAGGGCGGCGGCTGCGATATACCGCCGCCCTACGGTGAAACTGCATCTGCACTGGATTAGCTTAATGTCGCGTGTGCCGCCTGCTGCCAGTAGCCGAACCCTACGTTTCGCAGCGATTCGACGGAATAAAGATGTTCGCGCTCGTTGAACTCGTGGTCGCTGCCCGGTCCTAAAACTGACATCTTTACGCCGACCTCTTCCTGCCGGATAAGCGGCTTGGTCTTGGCGTCGGTGCGGAAACAAACAAACTGGGTTGTATATGCCAGCCGGCTGTTCGGAACAACCTCGATCGTGAAATCGGTATTGTTCATAATACCGGCGACCGGGTTCGTCTCGCCGCTGGAAACCAGCGGATTGTAAATCGCCGGTGCGATAAACGGCCAGAGTGTCGGGCTGGTCATGATCAGGAAGCTGCGGGCCCCGTCGTTCATCGGTTCGCCGGCGTCGTCCTTGTAGGTCAGCATGTACGCGATGACGCCCAATATCGCCTTGGCCGCCTCGACCGGGGTCGGTGTCGTCGCCGTGGTAACGTTCAGGGCGGCAACCTGAGTGTTGGTCAAAAGATTCAACTGCGTGCCGCTGTCGCCCTCGGAGTGGTCGCTGTCGAAGAAGTACTGGCCGTCGTAGCAAAGACCGCTGGTTGAGCCGGTGCCGTTGGTTATAAACTCACTGAGCAGCTTGCTCCAATGCTCGACCGCCCTGCGGGCCAGCTCGCCGATACGGACATCGATCTGGCCGGTCTTGTCGCGGCGAATCCAGTCGAGCAAAATAGCTACGGTAGCCTCGAAAATCTTGTTGGTGATCGTGATCCCGCCCTCGCGGAAGCCCTTGGCCTGCCGGCCGCCGAGCCATTCACGCATGGCAGGGGACATTCCCAGCCATTTATATGTTTCTGTTTCCTGATTACTCGGGAAATACATCGAGATCTTGTCAATCCAGGATGCGCCAACTTCCGCCTCAAGCTGGTTGTAAAAGCTCCCGATAATTCCTTTAACGCCTATCGAAGATGCGCCCATTGTTCTATCCTTTCAAATTTTTGTTTTCGTTTTCGTTTTTTTTGCGGGCAATAAAAAAAGACGGCGGAAAGGTGGTTAGGCACCTAACTGCCGTCTTTATTTATTCTTGCGTCAAGCTCCCGCTGGCCGGCGGAAAACTCAAACCCGTTATTCACTTATCAGTTTTACTGCTTACCTTGCTTTGTGCCTGCTTATTAAGCTAAGCCTGCACGGTGAATGAGATATTCACATATCACCGTTAAAGTCGAATCGTCGCCTGCGTTGCCGCCATAATCGCCGCCGGTGTTATCAAGCACTACGGCCTTGTTGATCATTGTGGTTGCCGCGGCACCGGCAATATCTTTGATCGTCGGCTGGGCGATTGTGTCGGCTGAATTTACGATAAAGTCGCCTATGACATCAGCGATTGAAGTTCCGCCGGCCGTGTTATAAACGACCTCCAGATCGTCCGGCGCCGACGGTTCGGTGAACACATTCGAACCATAGTCCAGAATCATCTGGATGCCCAGTACCTGGTTGATTTTGTCCGCACCTGGCGCGGGGATCAGTTCGATCTGGGTGGTAGCCAGTAACAAAATCTGGGCCGATGTCAAAGTTACTGCGCGGCGGTGAATACCGCAATCGAAGCTGCACGCTTCAAACTCAACCTCGGAAATCGAAGATGAAACATACCGGGTGATTTTACCGACGTAACTGTTTGAAACCGGTTCGAGCGTATAGGTCGCATCGTCCGACATATAGACCGGCTGACGCACATCGGTAATCGCCGCCGTTATGGCCACTTCCATGCGGTAACGACCGGTTAAGACCTTGATGCTTTTGGCGCCGACTGCACCTGCTGAATTGTCGACTTTTTCCAAACAGTGCCCGCGAAATACATCGCCGGCAACAAGCGGCCTGCCGTAACCGGCGGCGTTGTCGCCAACCGCGGAGCCCTCATAAATTATGTCGGCGTCAACACAGGGTATATCATTTCTTTCGCCCAGAATCCGGGATAACGGGCTGTCTGCTGCTGAAGTTGCCATTGTTTAACTCCTAAAATTAAAGTGTTTTTTTGTTTTTTTAAATTTCCAATTTTACTTTTATTCACTTTGCTTACTTCTTAGTCTTTGATCTTAGCCAAAGCCTTTCTCGCCGCAGCTGCCCTTTTGGCGTCGCCGCCGCCGCCGGCACGAACGATATAACTTTCTATCGCGGTAACCGATGCGGGGTCTTTGAACGGAAGGACTATCGGCAGGCGGGGCTGGCAACCGGCCGCCCTGGCATAGGTCCTGGCGGCGCCGAGAGCAAACGGATCGTCGACGGTCAGCATGAAGCCGGGAACCTTGAGATCTGCCGGTACCGTCGCTGCTTCGATCTTTGCTTTAACGCTATCGGTGATCTGCTGAACCAATTCCGGATATACCTCGGTCAGCTGGTCGATCGTTTCTATCAGGCCGCCATCATCACATTTTGCGTTTGTGACAACCTCTGCAACCAGTTCGGGGAAAGCATCGCCAAGTTGCTCAATAGTTTCGATCACGGGCTGGGCGGATTCGACGATCTGCGCAACCAGTTCGGGGAAAATTTCACCCAACTGCTCGACGGTTGTGATAACAACACCATTACCTGCAGCTGATTGGGCTACCTGTTGGACCAACTCCGGAAATTTCGCGGCAAGGTCGGCCACTGTCTTTATTTTTGCCATTGCATTAACCTCTAAAAAACTATTTTGGTTTTTTATTGTTTACGGTTTACCGTAAAAAAAAAACTTTTTACTTCTCGCTTATCGAAACCAGCCCTTTACTGTCGGCCTTTTGAAAAGCAATGTAGTTTTCGATACTACCGTACTCGGCCTTTTTGGCTTCGGAGAGCTTTGCGAAAGCGGCCTTGTAATCGCCGGCGGCGCCGGTGCCGTCGTCTCCGGTGTCGGAGTCGGCGTTATCGTCGGAAAACTCGGTTTCTGCCGGGTCAACTTGCCGGGCTGCTGTTTCGGCGGCCTTCTTTGCAGACTCGGCGGTCGCTTCTTCGGCGGCCTTCTTTGCGGATTCGGCCTTCTCGGCCCGGCGACGCAACGCGTCTTCAACGGTTCCACCGGTTTTATACATCTCTACCAGTAGGGCCGCATCGTCGCCGCATGCTTTTTCCAGCTCGGCGAAGTGATCCCGCTCGGCCTTTTCGCCGTCGCCTTTGCCGTCGTCGAAAATCTTCTGGTGAACTTCCGGGTTGCCGGACTTTATACTTTCGGCGGTCTGTGTTTCTTGATTATCTGCCATTTCCTGTTCCTTTCGTTTGAAATCCATAAATGTTTTTGTTTGACAATTATTCAAAGCGCCGAAAACAACAACGCTTCCTTCCATGATTTTGGCGTTGCGCATAATCGTACCAGGCCCTTTTAGTGTCTTGCCGTTGACCTCGGCCGTGTTGCCGGACTTGATAAACTCGATGTCGGTGCGGGCCGAATCAAAACGAAGACTCGCTTCAAACGGAAAGCCGCTGGTAAGATCGTTTTCAATTTTTTCCGCGTATTCGCTGCCGGGCAAAAGCGGACCCTCTAATATAAATTCGCCGTCAAAACTCGCCGCTGCACTGAAACCTATGCGGCGATCGGTATCGTGATCGGCCAGTATGGGTATTGATTTTTTCGCTAATTTCATCGTGCCCAGATCAAAGGCGAGATTGCCCCAGTACCAATGCCTGACAACCGAACCATCGTAAAGCGTCAGCCTTAGATTCTTCTTTTCGCCTTCGTTTCCGGCGGCGAAGGTGACGCCGTTGGGGTTAATGAAACGAAAGGCCTCTTCCGGAACTTCGTTTTTTATTTCTGCCCGGTCCGTGTTCTGCTTTACCATAAGTACACCTCACTTTTTTTTATGCCGCCGGGCTGGCCGGCGTTTTTGTTTTAGGGTCCAGTACGATTTTTTTTTCTTCGATTATTTTTTCCTCTTTTTCGCGGGCCTCGATAACATCATCGAACTCAACGCCCTGACGATCGCAGATTATAGTGCGATTGGTTGTACCGTTTTTGAGCTGCTGCTCATCGGCCTTCGCCTCCTTGAACGGATCGACATAAGGCCAGCGATTGCACTGGACGCGATGGTCAAATATCGAATCCGTCTTTTTGATCTGACCGTCCGCAATCATCCGCAGAATGAACCAGCGATACACTCGCGAGACAAACGGCTTAACCACAGTGTCCTGCTCGGCGATCCACGCCTCCTGAACCTTCTGGTAAGCTATTCGGGCATTCATGAACGTGGCCCCGGCAAAGTTCAGCGTTATCAGCATAAGCGGCATCAGTAACGGCCTGCCGATTATGGCAAGTATTTGCTGCAGGAACGGTTCGAACTGCGTGCCGGGCCGCTGCTGGCCGACGCCGGTCGCCGTTTCGCCGGTCTCACCGTACATGATCGTGCCGGGCTCAAGCTTTTCATGGCGAGTCGCGGTGTCAGGATCGGTGCCGGTACTGCTGACGCCCCCGGAAAACGGGCTCGGCAGTTCGAGTTCTTTTTGGGAAATGAACATCGAGAAACAGGCGTTGACCTTGGCCGCTACCAGCTCGGCGTCGATGTACTCGGTCAGGTAGTCTATGTATTTTATGCTCGGCGTAAGAGCCGGTGCGCCCCGACTGAATGAAAATCTGTCCGGGCTAAACATGAAATGGACCTGGTCGCGGGTATAATTTTTCCAGCTGCCAGGTTCGATGTGGCCCCATCTTTTATTCGACCGGCCGATGTAATAACCCAAAAGACGATGGGTCTGTTTGCTGTAAGCGACACCGTTTATAATTTCAAAGGTTCGGGGTACCTCGGTTCTGCCGTATGGCGTGCCGATCTGTTCGCTTTCGATCGCCTGCAGACCGTCGTCTGTGAATATAACCGCCGCATCGCCGTCCCTGCGATAAGACAAATACATCATCCGGATCAGCTGATTGAAGTTGAACCGGCCGGTCTGGTCGCACGGCTTGAGCAGCATTTCCTGCCGCCACAAACTTTCGATCGCTTTGTTTAGTTTATCGTCGCCTGTATTGGCCTGAATCTTCGGACCCGAACCGATAACACCGTCTCGCTCGGTCTTCAACATACCCAGGGCAATCGGATTGTTACGGCACATATCGCGGGCGATAGCGCGAAGATTTTCGGCGGCCGCTTCGGTCAGAAATGAGTCGCCGTTACCACGTATCCTGTCGCGCTTGGTTCGAAGCCGGGAATTGTCTATAGCGTCATAAGCAAGCCGACACGCACGCCGGCGGTAAGCCCTCGCAGGACTGATAACCGCGATTGCATTATCAACCATCTCGGTTAGTTTTTGGGGACGTTTATTTCTGCCTCTTCGGGCCATCAATTAAAACTCCCCTACGGTTCTGCTGCCGCTCGCCGCTCGATTGATTCTACCGTTTTTTCCTGTTGTTCTTTTCGCCAATTAAAACTCCCCTACGGTTCTGCTGCCGCTCGCTGCTCGATTGATTCTACCGTTCAGGTACCTTTCGCGGGCGTAAAGATCCGCTAAATTCGCTCTGGTCAATGTTCGACCGTCTTTGCTGATCGCCTGGCTGCCGCTCTCGATAGCGCCGATCGCCGTTTGTACGCTTTCCAACTGTTCGGCTAATGTGTAAGTCGCCATCCCTAAACCCCTACAGTATATTGATTTTCCATACCATAGAGGTACCACATCTCTGTGTTTTCGTCAAGAGGCTGATTGCTAAGAATTAGCAACAACATGAAAATTTATTTCAGGGGGTACAAGCGGGTATTGCGGGCGATATTACGTTACTTCAACGCTCTTAAAGCGATGACCGCAATCACCACATTTATGGTATCGAATCGGCAGGTGGTTGGAATTATAAACAGGCACATTGGTCGAACCGCATGCCGGGCATTTCGGACGGATATATTTTACCGGCTCCGATTCGTCGGCGGCCTGCGGATGGGGTGGGGTTTTTTCCTGTTGTTCTTTTTGCCGCTCAATTGATCCGGACGATTTTTGCTGTTGTTCTTTCCGTTCGATTGATTCGCCCGTTTTTTCCTGTTGAGCCTTTCGCCGCTCAATTGATCCGGACGACTTGGGTTTGGCCCTGGAGTTCGAACCTAAACCCAAGTCCGGCAGGTTGTCGAGAAATCCTCGCGTCATTATAACCTCGGTAAATTATCAAGGAATCCGCCGCCTTTTGGTTTCGCCGTCACTCGCTGCGGCGCCGCAAAACCGGCGGAGTCGGCGATTAAACGAACGCCGGCCAATTCGCCGGCGAAGGCTGAATAAACGCGGCAGTCCCATAAGTGATTTTCCCTGTGCTGTTTTTTAAGCTCCCATGAAATCTTTTTTTTGCCGCCGCGGCCCTTGCGAACGAGCAGCTGCTCTTCACTGGTTAATTGTTGAAGCGTGTCGTCGTCGGTATCGGCGTGCAAGTGAAAAAACCCGGGGCCAGGCACCGAGGCCTCGAATAATAAACGATACAGCCGGTCCTTTAGAACAGTGACATTAAGATCGTATCTGATCATTGCGCCGCCGCCTATCTTGACCGCTCGAAAAGTCCGGGTACGAACCGTATCGTCGCCGCGAACAGGGACAATATCGACAGGACTGCACTGCCGGCAAAAATCAAATACTACATCGCCGCGATAACCGCAGTCAATGGCGGCCTTGCAGATATACATTACCTTATCTTTGACGTCGGCAAGCGGCCAGGGATAATAGAGAAGCTGCTGGATAAGCTTGTAATTGGAAAGCTCCTTCGTGTCGCCGGTCTCTATTCGTCCGTCGAAAATACTCCACGCCTCGGACATATAACCCCAGCCGGTAACGGTAACCCATACATGATCTATCTGAACATCGATACCGGCGGTAAGGCCGACAACACCGGCAGGAACGATGCCCGATTTATACGTGCCTATATGCGGGCGCAGTTTGTCAATGTCGGTATGTTTTTGGGCCTCGACCCACGGTTCGTCTAACTGACTGTTGATAAAGTTCTGCAGCGGCCCGACGTCGCCGGCCTTCTTCGCTAATTGGGCCGCCGCCCAGTCCAACGCCAAACGGTCGATTGTCTGAAATCCGGGATACAGCATCATCGCGGTGACCCGAAAACTTCGGTGGTTCGATGCGGCGGTTGTACCGACAATACGACCATTAACATCGACCACGCAGCCCGACGGCGCCCAGCGGCCGTCACAAACCGCCTGCCAGCGATGCTGCTCGGTCCAGCAGGCCCCGCATCTCGGGCAGGCGTACCGGGCATGGCCGCCGTCTTCGTATTTCCGGGGGTCGAGGAGCCTGCCGCTTTTGGTCTTATCGAGAACAACACACGCCCATTTAAACACATGAGACTCGCCGCAATGCGGACACCTGCCCCAGTGTTGTTCCTTACTGCCGGCGTTGTACTCCCTGTCGATCAGGTCGCCGAGATGAACGGGGGTAGAAACACATAACAGTTTCGACCTCGCGTAAAAAGTCCGCTGCCGGTCCTTGGCCAGGCTGACAGGGTCGGCCTCTTTGCCGCTCGATACGGGAAACTTACAAACTTCATCGAGAATAACGTAGCAAACAGGATTGTCGGCCATGGCTGCCGGTGATCCTGCCCAGCCGGTATACATGATCATATTATCCAGGATGGTTTCCTTGCCAATGTTCAGCGCGTCGAGTTTGCCGCCGGGCAGGTGCCGAAGCAACTGCGGTGTTGACTCGAATAAATATCGAAGTCGCGTATTTACGCGGCGATTGGTGTCCGCCTCGGTCGGCAAAACAGTTAACAGCGGACCCGGCGACTGGTCTATCACCCAGCCGGTAAAGTTCAGTAATAGTTCAGTCTTTGACGCCTGCGAACAGGCGCTTACCGTTACCTGCCGGGTGCCGACGTCGCTGGCCGCCCGCATCGGCTCGACCATAAACGGCACATAATCGTTGGACCAGTCGCCGGCCAGGTTGGTCGTTTTCGAAGAGAGCTTGCGATATTTCTCGGCCCATTCGTCGCAGCTTAACCGGCTGCGGGGACTGAGTATGTCCATCTCTTCCGGCTGGATCGGTAAGGGTTTAGGTAATTGATCGTTCATTGCTTCGTCTGCTTTTTTGTTTTTCTAAAAAAACCCAGCATTTCCTCTTTTTTTTCACTGGGTAAATATATCGCCGCCGAATCTTCGATGCGGTGGGTGAGCCGCAAAAGGCAATTGCCCTCAATATCAACAAAGACCGAAAGCTTGTATCCGTTTTGAAATTGGAATACCGGCTTGTGGATTGGCGTTTGTTCTTTCATCCCGAGCCCTCGGCCCTTAGTGTTTCTAAAAGTTCCTGCAATTTTTTCACCGACTCGGGCGCAAGCTGCAGATGCTCGGGCACGCGGCATTGACTACGGCGAAGGTCTTCGAAAAAGCCGGTTAGTATTTCGGTTATTTTTTCCGGCGGCTGGTTGCCGCATACCAGGCCCAGCTCCTGGGGTTTTCGGTCAATGGCATTCAGCAGTACCTGGTATCGCGCCAGCTGACCGGCTATCACGTTATCACGATCGAGCAGCCGTCCGCTGTATTGGGCGATATCTATTTCGAGCTTCCGGGCCTTTGCCGTCTTTAACGGATCGGCGGCGGAGGCCGGAATCCCGACATTCTTTTTCAACGTGAATTCCTCGAACCACCGAATAAATTCGCCCAGATTGTACGTCTTGTCGGCGTTGCGGCTCAGACCGTATTTCGTGAACCACTCGTGAATTGTCTGGCGGGCCTTGCCGGTCAGCTCTATCAACTGGCTGGTTGTAACGTGGGTGAAATCGGCCTTGGGCCTTGCTATCTCGCGGCGGATCATATCCATGACATGCTTAACCGCCGGCGGGCTGCCTTCACAGGCACGATTGATAAGCGCCGATTTAACTTTCGCTGCGACCTCTAATCTGGCCTGATTCCATACGTCGGCCGCTTCGCGATCGTCCGCTAACACAGCGGTCAGCGACTCGACAGTAAGCCCCATATCCGCAGCGGCCTCCGGCACGCTGGCGAGGTTAGCCGACTGTTCTTTGAGGGCACGCAGAAACCTGCCCCGCTGCCATGCCTTTTTCAGTGTCTTTTTTTTGCCGATCAGCTCGGCTAAGGTCTTGGTACCGGCCAGCCTGCTGTCGGCTTCGGTCATCGTCTCGCAGACAAGGCCCAGGTACTTGACCTGCTTTTGATTCGCCCGAACGCGTGTCGTTTTTTTTGACTTCTTCTTTTTTGACTTCTTCGACCCCGTTACTTTACGCGACTTTTTGCCGGTTTTGTCAACTGTGTGTGTTTTTTTCTTTTTCGTCATTTGTTCGTAGCTTCTAAGCTCTGTAATTTCGGCCGATGTAAGCGTTTTGTTTTCCCTGACTTTACCAAGCAGGTGCAGATACCTTTGCTTTTCCGCTATCTGTACCGCCGAATCTGGTAACAATTAAACTTTCCATTTCTCCAACACTTCTTTATAATAATTATCATGTTCAAAACGCCGATGTGAAAAAATGCCCCGGCAGTTGTACCTGCTGTGGCAGGCGGTCAGTCCAACACTCACCGCCCGCATCGGCTGCGTTTTTTTTCACCCTGGATATTCTCGGATTCGCAAATCTTCGGGGAATTGGTTAATATCTTTGACCACTTTGCCGTTGATTGGAATCTGCTTAACGAATACCGGAACACCCGCTTGTTTACATTGGTCAGCGATTGATTGCACCCATTCAATTTTACATTCCCGCCGTTTCGGCCCTGACTCGCACCCGACAATCACCCAGTCGATACCCCTGCCATGTCCTATTGTGCCGGATGGCATATCTGAAAATATTGCCTGCCCATCTCCATCGCGGCCTATAATATCGTAGAAATTACCCCGAAGTAAATCTACACAACATCCCCTTGTAACATCAATTCTTTTTCTTAAATCCATTTCCCCCAGCATCGGCTCGACACTAACAAACCTTACCGCCGCTGGAATTTGTAATAATATTGGGATTCGCTTGTCTGCCATTTCCTGATTCTCTGCTGTTGTGCCAAGCCAGACGTTAGGTAAAGGCCAAGGTTTATATTGCCAATGGGTTTTTTCTCCCCTAAACATCAACGCTTCACCATCGTAAGTATATTTATTTTCTAACCACTTAAAAAATTCCAACGCTCTTTTGATTCTCTTGGTTAGAAATTGGTAAGTATGCCATTCAGTAAATGCCGCAACTTTATATACCTCAGCAATAAACTCAAACGGCACAGATGGATGGAATAAATCACCCATTGAGCTAACAAATATCATTCTTGACTTTTTCCAGTGTAAAGGAATCTCAAGGGCAGATTCATCGCAGAAGGTATGACCGTTCCATTTTTGTAAAAATTTAGGTTTCGTCCCCACCATTTTTGTAACAGTCATATATTTTGGTTGCCCCATACAAGCTAACCGCCCAGCCATTTTCTCAGCATAGCAGTTATCACAGCCGCTGCTTACCTTTGAGCAGCCCACAACTGGGTTCCAAGTTGATTCAGTCCATTCGATTTTACTTTTCATTCCTATTTAATTATCCTTCCCTAACACTTTGATATAAATTTCTGTTCTCGGCTTGGAGTTTGGTAACTTGCTCTGCTAAGTTTTCGTTTCGTTTCAACCATCTTTTCAGTAAGCCACTTTTCTCAGCAAGCTCGGCTTGGAGTTGCTCGTTAGCAATGGCTTCATTAGTAGCTTGCAATTCCCAACGGTGAAGTTCCTTGTCCAAACCTTCTATCCTTTTGTTGGCTTTGTTTAACGCTTCACATTCCATCATGCACCGCCTTTCAGGGCTTGCTTGTATTTTTTTATTATCTGCTGTTGGCTTGACGGCTTGCCACATCGCAAACAAGGTACTCGTTTTATGCCTTTTCCAGTGTACGGTTTTTTTCTCATTTCGGGTTTTTCATTTTTTCACCTCGCCTTTCAGATCTTGCTCAACCGC